GCTTTCATGTCATCAGACATTTTTTCTACTTCGTTCTCCATAGTTTCTCCCTCGGAGTTGTCCCTTTTATAAAGAGAGACCATTGCTTGTTTGTTAGCTGGACGATCAACCAAGGACAGTTCATCTAACTCAAGTTGTTTAAGTAAATTAGGCATCATAAGATTCCTTGATTGCACGACCACCTATTGAGAAGGCCGCAAGTTCACCAGATTTGACCCTAGCCCAGACGTCATCATCGTAGACTTTAAAAGCTACAACCCAACCCTCTCGGTCACTCTGGATGCCAAGGGACTCACCAATCTCTTTGGTGACAGGCATGGAATGGATAACCGCCCCAATCTGATCCCCTTTGTGCATTTCTTTACCGACACGAATATTCTCCATGAAGTTATTCACGGCCTTTACAAGTGTCTCTGGTTCGATAACATCGCCTTGGCGATCAACCACAGGTTCGCCCTTTTCGGTAACGACTGAGGCCCACCCATAGACGAGACGTTGTTCGTCATCTGCCTTAAGGATTTGTCCTTCGATATTATGTTTTGTGAGTTGTGACACTGAGGTTCCTCCCTCCCACATTCTGCAAGACCAGTATCCTGCTGTCGTTTTGTCCTTCTTTGAGTCGCAGTTATGCCTTGCACGGAAGTTGGCCCTAGCTTTCGGGTCATCTCGCCGTATCTCCATATTGGGGTCTCCGAAAGCCACACGTTTAACCTTCCCTCCGCTTTGTACAAATACCTCAAACTTCTTGTTGCCGCCTTTGATACGACGGGGCTTGTTTAAGGTGACTTTCTCGCCTTGATACTCAGCCTTTGTTACTTCTTCACCAGACTTCTTACTACTAGAAGCATGAGAAGCTGGTAATAAGTCTTTGTCGTGCTTAGGAGACTTAGAGCCTGAGACAATACGAAGAAAGCTATTTACTCTAGCCATAGCCCATTGCTCAGGAGAGCTTACGTTAGGTCTTACAGATCCGGGATTTGTCTTATATGCACCAATACCACGACGATACACAGCCTGTAACATAGAGGTCGTTACCTTATGCTTAGACTTGGCGTTGTGTGCTGTTACTTTTGCTTGTAAGCCCTTTGCCATTATGCTTGTCCTCCCATGCCAGCATGGTTTGTGCAATAGTAGTGAAGAGTAGGTGTGCTGCCAGTTACAGCTATTGTGACTGTTGCCCCAGAGGAGCCAGCAGTACCCGACACAGTTACGCCTGTAGTATACTCAGACCCTCCGCCATGCGTACCATTAGCAGTAGTAGAAAACCTAAGTGGGTGGCTAGAATTAGAGGAGTCTGACTGATCAAAGATATAAGTATTACCAGCAACAAAATTTATTGAGGGGGTTACTACTCCTCCAATGTAATACTTGTTTCCTGTGCCAAAGCCGTTAGTGCCAGAGGCCACTGTTACTACTAGAGTTGTGTCAGAGGAAAACTTAGCTAGGTATTCTTTAAACCATTTGGCCTCTTTGAATGTGACAAACTTACTAAGCTTAGTAGGATTAGAGCCGTGAGTTACATCATATTTAGAGGTAGCAGTATTAAAGGTAGCTATGTTTTCGTTGTTGTTACTTGCGTAAGAACCTTCACTTCTAGCCCATTTATTGTATTCTGTCCTAGACATTATACGCTCCTACAACGGAGTATTACCGCTCTTTGGATAGTTGTAGATATGCTTGTGGTAATAGTGCAGATAAATGTGTAATCTCGTCTATCTTCGCCACCAGCAATATAGATAATTGTATTCTTACCAGAAATTGCTTGAGAGATGTTTTGTATGCTGTCTACAAAAGCATTGCCATTAGCAGTGTTTAAATCATAACCTGCGGGTAAAACATACTCCGTAGGGTAATCATTAGACCTTACAGACCATGTAACAGAAGTTATATTAAAGCCAGCAGCTATGTCCGCCCAGTCTATACTGTAATCCAGCAGTTCATCTGGGTCTTTATTGGGCCAAACTAGGCTCATGTCTTGTCCTCTTATGCTGCAAGGTTGTAGGATTGACCGGCGGATAACGTAGGCTTAACCTGTCGAACAAAGGATACTTGTGAGCGAGTTACGTTAAGTGACCTACCCCTGTTATACAAATCGGCTATAGCTGAGTAGTCAAACTTAATACCTGTTGCGGATAGGGTTGATACTTCGGGGTTTAATACTAAGCTGGCGTTTACAGCTACAGCTATTCTTGTTCCTACAGGCTCAAGAGAAACAGTACCCTCGACCCCACCGTCAACCTCTGCTAGACCTTTTACCCCTAAGATACCTAATACTGGGGCTAACTCAAAACTTTCAGGAGTTTCAATATTAGCATCGCCGTGACCAGTAGCATTAAGGTTAACACTTAAATCAGCCTGTTCTCCTAAAGGCTCTGCTTCTGCTTCACCTATTGCAGTGAGGTCTGCTACGACAGGGGTAAGAGACTGGCCGAGACAAACAGCATTAGCAAAAGTTTCAAAAGTTAAGCTACTGTTTAAAGAGACTGTAGCCTCTTGACTGTCGTTACTGTAGACTATCTCCGTAGGGTTAGCTGTAAGGTCTGAGAAGCTTTCTTGTAGGATTAACTCACTTTGATACTGAGTTGCGTCCCAAGGGATAGTATTAAAACTCTGAGTGGTTACGGGTGTTGAACCAGTAGTTGCTTCAAAACCAGTAGAACCGAAGGGGAAGTTAAGGGAGAACTTATTACCGTCTTGTAGAAGGACGTTATCTCCTGCATCCCCTGCTGCACCATTCTGTAAAATACCTCCGTCAGGGAGGGTTGTAAGCTCTTTGTAGATAGGTACTACTGCAACCTTTGGACCCAGTAACTCTGAGACACTGGCTACCATATTAAAGGTAGTGGTGCTAGTTCCTGCCTCTGAAAGTCCTGTAGGGTATGGATATACTACACTGTCTGCGTACTGACGATCTTGAGCATGTAATTTGACAGGGGGGTTTAAGTACCACTGAGGATCAAACGACCCCACAGTCATATCAAAACCTACAGGGAAGGGTGTCAGGTCTTGCAGTGATTCGGGTATATCTACGTCAATGGGAGGGGGTGTAAGTTCCTTATAAGCCCTGACCAAGACTTTTGTCTGGATATGCCCCGAAGGTACAGTAACAGTTGACTCAAAGCCTACAACAGGTTCAACAACCTCTGTGGTTATAGCTCCTAGACCTACAGTAGAAAGTAGGGAGTGCTCTTGGGGTACAGGGTCTCCGTTAGGAAAGTTGGCGTCTGTTGTCTCTGGTTGTAACCTGATACCATAAAAGATATAAGCTGCACCAAAATGATATAAGCCAGTCAGCCCTTCCCCATACCTATCCGTACCAATAGTCTGAACCTGTACTGACTCAGGGGTCTCATTTATCTGTAGACCCTTTTCTTCATCTGGCAGTAGGTGGAATAAGGTTCTTGACTTATTCTCCCCTGCCATTTCTAAAGGTCTAGCAGGGTCTGTAGTTTCATCCCCAGCCTGAGCAGTCACTAAGGGGTCAAAATAAGTTGTACCTCTGATAGAATTAGTTTCATCAAAGGTGTTAATAATCTGGAACTGACCTACGACTACGGTGTAGTCACCGTCTTTGCCATTAACAGGAAGGTTCTCATAAGTAGAAACACTTAACTCAAAGCTAGGGTCAGCTAGTGTAGTAACTGTAGCGGTATTAACACCGCCAACATCAGCAATATCTTCAGCAGGGGTTAGGTGGAAAAGGTGGGGAGTCTGAGGATAAACACCACCGGGGGTTGTAGTGGCGGGGTAAGTGTATGTACCATTAGTTAAGGGTGCAAAGGCATCTTGATAGACTATCTGGTCATTAACTGCCCCGTTCAACTCAGTCTGCATAGACAGACCTTCAGCCGTACCAAACGTAACTAATGCGTCATCCCAGATAGGACCAGTGGTACGGGAGTCACCCCCCTCGGCTTGATAGTATATTTGATCCCTAGAACCAAGGATGAGGTTCTTGTCGAAAAAGTTGTAACGCTGATTAATGCTGTCAACAAACTCTGTGCTGCCAACCTCATCATCTACATGCCAGACAGTAGTGTTATGAGCCCTTACTGCATTTGTAGATATGACAGCAACTGCTTTAGGGGTTACACTTGAGTTAGTAGAGAATACGGAAGTAAAGACTGGTTCTGGACAAGATGCTTGAACCCCAGTAATACCAACTGGGACTACCTCTCTCTGAGTACCTGCGCCACCTAATGTGGTGGATGCTATGGGGGCAAAGCCTAGCATCTACTGTCTGCCAAACCCTGTAGGTACTGAGTAAGTTAGTGAGTTAGCTTCCCCTGCGTATATCTGCGCCTTTACAGTGTGGCCACCTGATGCACCCAAAAAGGCCAGACAAAGAGATTCTGTTTGTGAGGTAGTTCCTATTTGTCCAACTAAGCCAACGTCTGCTAGATAAATACCTGTACCGGCAGTGTTAGGATCGCCACTGGTATGTGTCCAAGTGCCATTCAATCCCCACCACACTCGTTTGTTAGGTGTGTCCCACGCAATCATATATATATCATCAGTTATACTTGTTATGGTGCTGTTTCCACTTATAGTCGGGTATTGACCGTTACTTAACCCTGTAAAAGCATAACTCTGGGCATTACCAACACTGGTTGTCATAGCACCACCGGCATAATTAAAGTAGAATGCCGAGTGAGTATCCCCACTTGCGCTAGTACCAATGTAAGTCCAAGATGGCGACGTATTACTTACTGCTTGAAGAAACCTATCATAACAACCTATAGTAATACCATGCCAAGCAAAATTAAAACTGGACCCAGTAAGTATCTTATACTCTGTATAATACTTACCATCTTTTAGTGGCCCTTGGTAAACTGCCCCATAGCTGGCCGTATTCCTTGTAGATACAATGTGTATGTATCCTGTACTGCTGGCAAACTGTTCAGTTCGGTTGGCATAGTTTCTAACCAGTGCTGGTACAGGTACGTAATCAGTAAAGATAAGCTTAACCGTAGTAAGTGCAACAACGGTTTCTACACCATCAGATGCCTTTGTTCTAAAGGTAATGTTACCTGAGTGAGCAGTGTTTGTAGAGGGGGTAATAGTAAACGCACCAGCAACATTACTTATAGCGGTAATCATATCTGGAAGAGAGCCAGTTTTGTACACGTTACCTAAGTCGTCAAAGGCATCCCAATCATACGTAATAGGGAAACCTGCATCGTCCACAGCGACAGCAGTAATAACAGTGTCTGCTCCACTCTGACTAAGGGCATGTACGTCTGGTGGGACTGTAGTAAACCTCGGAGCTAACTGATTACCAGTACTAACCCTGTCCCATTCCAGACCATCCCAAATGTAAAGAGCTTTAGTATCTTGAGTCCAAACTAGGTCGGTAGCACTAGGACTGGTTGGCATAGCTGCAAAGTTGGCAACCATAGTGATTCCCCCAGAGGGAGACACAGGCGCCCAGCTATTAGTGCTAGATACAAAAGTTAAGGATTGTCCGTGTGCAGGGGTAGTGTCGTCTACATTAGCTATATCAGCTAGGTACTGTACTACGTCCTGAGCTAACATAGTAAATATTACTACGCCAGCAGCTCCAACTGTTATTGCCCCGTTATTAGCAAGGGTAGAAGATGTAGGAGCCCTAGCCATAGTGTAGGTGCCACCAGACAGCCCTATAGTACCAGTACCCGATTCGTATGATGTGCCGTCTTCTATGGTATACCTAACAATATCTCCATCAACAACAGAAGCTTCAGCTAATCCTTGAAACCCCGATACAGCAGACCCGAAGGTTAAGTTACCTGTACCTGCTGCACCCGAGAGGGTCATCTTTGTTCTGTCTATGAATTTTACCATTAGGTATTACCTTAGATTAAGCTATGCGGAGAATACTTGTGGTAGCTCCCGGAGCTGGGAACTGGATAGTAAAGTCACCACTTGTAGAACTGACTGTTCCTCCGAAGGAAAATACAGCAATAACTTCATTACCTACGTTATTATGATTGTAAAGGATACAACCATCAGAAGCTACTGTTACGTTACTAAAGGTAACATCATTAAAATCCATAACAGCAGTTGTAGTACCCGTTGCTATCTGAGGAAAACCTGAAGCAACTGTAGCTTCTGCACCATTATTACCTGCGTTAAGGGAGTATGTTGCATTATAGTTAGTATCAGACACCTCGTCAGCACCTACCGTAGAAATATCAGCGGTGGTGGCATCGTAGCTGTTAACAAGGTTCTCTTCTTCCTTTAGAAGAATGACCCTCATAGAGTTGTCAAAGTCGTGATTACCTTTAAGCAACTGTAGCTTAAACTGGTCACTCAGGGCTGTTGTAATAGTTCCCATATTATAATTCCTTGTCTTCCTCTGCCTCCTCGGGCAGATCATTTGTTTCAGTTTCGACCTCTAGGTCTGGGTCATAGTTTAGTTCAGCAATAGCCATAAGGTCTTGTATGACCTCTGGATGATCACTGACGTTAATGTCTGCACCGTTAAGGTTACGAAGGAACCCTGCAATCTCACGTAGATCATGCGGAGCAACATCACCAGCCTTGATACAGGGCATCAGGTCATAGTTAAGTCCATTAAGCTGCCATAGGCGTTCCACCAGTTGCTTGTTAAGTACATCTACAATAGCTTGGATGTAGCTTTCTAAGGCACGTAGAAACAGGTCAGTCTTACTTTTAGATAAGGCGTATGATCCATTGTTACCCCCACCGAGCATAAGAAACTCAGAAAGTACACTACGGGCAATGTCATGTTGGTAACGTCTTACAATAGGGTCAATATCTAAATTACGAGTTCCTGAACTGGACATTAACTCTACGTCTACTAGACGTACATTAGTAGGACTACCATCCTTATCAGGGTAGGTATCACTAGGGGTGATTATGTAGCCTTGTTCGTTGAACTTTACATCACGTAAGATTTGCTCAAGATTGGCAACAAAACCAGATTGTGCTGCTGTAGCATCTCCTGAAAGGTACTCAGAAGGAATACGAGCTACAGGGATACCTGCTAACTCTCGTTCTACTGCTATGGCTTCTATAGACTGTAGGTTGTTTAAATATTGGTACGATGTGTAAGCATTGCGTAGGATACTACGACCACTGGGATCACCGTTAATAGAAGTAGTTCTATAATAGAGGCTTTTGTTAGCTGGGATGTAGTGTTGAGAAAGTGCATAACCTGTATCCTGATAAAGCCCTAGTACTTCGCCTGTCTTGGTGTCTACATCAAACCTAGAGACTGTCCAAGGCGCACGACAAACAATTTTACGGACACCCATGCGCCCGTCAGTATACTTACTATACTTTTTATACGACTGCTTAGTAGGCCCAACACGGCGCTTATAGACAACCTCAAACCAAGCAAAGCCATACGACAAGCTTGATAACGCTTCCGCAACATGGTCATCAAGCGAATGTTCCATGTCATCAAAGACACTTTCCACAAATAGAGCTTCATTCTTAGCTTCTTCAGTATCATTAGCTGGTTCAACCTTGAGTTTGACGTCTCTAAGTACTTGTTCAGCAGCATACATAACTGCGCCAATAGTACTGTCATTATCTCTCATTTCCCTATATTTACGGATAGCAGCCTTGCCACGTAACTCAGGAATAAATTCGTCCGAACGAATCTGTCCATTTCGGACATTCTGTCCACTAACCCCTAATGTTTGGGTCGCTTTAGTTTTACTCAATCTTCTGGGCATTATAGGAGTCCCTTAGCACTAGAATATGCTAGTTTAAGTTGTGGCTTTGCGTACCCATTAAGACTAAGGTCGGTGATGGCCCATACACAGGCATCTAATCTATCTGGCGACCCGATAGACCCAAGAGGTTCCCATTGAACCATCTGATCCTCCAAGTCGTTAAGCCCTCTGACGTGTTTAACTCTGCCTTGCTCGTATAGTGCAGATACAGGTTCAGCCCTAGCCATCTTGCCTCTGCTCGCATGAACGAGGCGTATAGGTAGAGCTTCATCTTCTGTGTGTAATGTGTGTCTTACCATGTCGCCGCCCTGATTCTTCTCGGCAACAATCCTATCAGCCATATGCTCTCTGTATAACTCAACAGCCTTAGCTGCCCAAGCTTGAGGACTATAGTTTCCTGTATGATCCTCTAAGACATAAGCTGTACCGTTTACATCAACACCAGCTACTATGATACCAGTCATATCAGAGTCAGTGTTATTACTAATAGCAGGGTCTATGGCTACAACAATTCGGTTAAGTTGGGGGACGTCATCTTTGTCTACTTCACACTCAGCTAGTAACTTACGATTCCACAGGGCGCCAGAGGCTTCATCTAGTATCTCTGCGTATAACTCTTGCCTACCTAATCTAGTACCCTCGTAGGTCTTCTTTACTGCTGTAAGGAAAGTATCAGCAAGATTAGCACTATTATCAAAAGTTGATCCAGTCGAGACATGAGTCTTCTCGTCATCTAGGATACTTCGTAATAACTTGGTAGTCTTAGGTGTAGTAGTAACAAAAACTATGGGTCGTTTACCTAAACGTAACCCAAACTGCATCATGTCCCATGTGTCTTGTGCATTTCTCCAAGCACATAACTCGTCACACCATGCACTGTAAGCCTGTGGACCCCTGAGTCTTTCTGGGTCTTCTGCTGAGAAAAAGACAGCCTTGGCACCATTAGCCCAAGTCATGCTGTTATTAGTAGGAGACCACACAGGATAACCCATGTCAGCCTTACGATAGGTCTTGTCGCTCTTGTGGCAAACATTCAGAAGACCTGAGTCTCCCTCGACCATAACTCTACGAACGTCTCCTTTAGTGGGGGCAACACAATGAACGATCCTATCGCCCATCTTGATTCTATGCCTTACCCACTCAGCTCCTGCTCTTGTCTTACCCCAACCTCGTCCTGCTAAAGCTACCCAAGTATTCCACTTACCCTCGGGCTCTAGTTGATCTGTTCTAGCCCAAAAGCTCCAGTCGTATTGTAGCTCTTGTGCTTGTTCAGGTGTTAGCTGCTTAAGTGCCTCTTGTACCTTACCATCAGATAAAGCTCTTAGAGATTCTGCTGTAAGCTTACGCTGCGTCTTCTGTGTCAGGGTTTGCATCTGTATCCTTGCCCAACAAAGTCATGAGGGCATCAATAGCACTTGAGTCTTGGTCAGGGTCAGTATACTCGTCGGGGTCATTAACTGTGCTCTGAGGGCTCCAACCACCCTTACTACGCAAGAATAACTCCTGTGAAGCAAAGTGTCCTTCCATAGCTTGCTGTACGACTACATTACCAACCTTAGAGACAATCTCTGCTCTAGCTTCAGCTATGTCATTACCGTACAGCTTATAGAATGTACCATGAGAGCCGGGGGCATTCTGATACTTCTTAGCTACAGTAGCCATAATATCCTTAATGCTCACACCATCTTGAACCGCTTGCCGAACATACTTGGCAATAGGCACACTATAGGGGAGTACTTGATTCTTAGGGTATGTCATTTTGTAGTAGCTTTAGCACCAAGGTTCAAGTCTACAACAGCATCTTTCCTAGTTGTACCCAAGTTGGCAACAGCATCTTGTTTGTCAGACATTACGTCAGTTCCTTATGTTTAGCATAAGTTATAATGGGGAGGGCAAGGTCAGATACTCTGCGTCTCACTCATGAATATATTCGGGGAGGTGTGAGCATGACGCTTGCCGTGCTATACCACATAGGTATTCTTTTGTATATGTCAACCCCTAAAGTATAACTTTTTTGTATCTTTCGTATAAGACGTTGATTTAACACAAAAGAAAGTTTAGAGTGCGGGGGGCTTATATCGTCTATTTAAGGAAGAGGGCAACAAAAAAACATAAGTAGTCTTTAATTGGGCAACAGAATAATCATAAAAACTACAATAGTTACTACTACTAATGGTATGTCAGGTGTCAAGGTTCAAGTTCTTCTACAAAGACTTCTTCATTAGTTATAAACTCTAAGAGATCTATAAGGCAATCCTCTTTAGTTTTATTTATATAGTAATACTTACGACCCTTATATTTGACAACACAATAAACACTAAAGTCTATTATCCTTTTGTTGTCATGATGTACTATTTCTCTAAAGTCTACTAGCATTGCTTAAGTGCCCTTAAGTTTTCATCATTAGGGTTATTATTATAGTTGGCTCTTAAGAGTGCTTAAGTTCCCTAACATATGTATAACGTATGTTCCACTTAATTATTTAACTATTATGATTAAAACTAAAGTTATTGGTCTTATGTTTAACATACGTATAACATATGTTATGTCCTGTCCTGTCTTTGACATATAGGAACTAATTTTTATTTGTCAAGGGGTAGACTCTGAGAAAAGTGTATTGGTGTGACACTTTGGCACACTCTTTGTTATGCTAAGGTATTTTTTTATGTTGTAGATAGGGGTGGAGTCGCACGGAGCGAGAACCTTGGGTTGTATTCCCAAGGGTCCCACTAACCTATAAGTTGATACCCCATGAAGAGAGTAACCAAGCGAGGTCTTCAACCCATACGTGAGCAACTAGAACGATACCTAGTATAAGGGCAAGACGCCCTAAGGTTGTAATCAGTAACTCTTCCTGACGTTGTGTAAGTTTCATTTTACTATCCTATAAGTAGAGGGAACCGACCGAAGCCAGTTCCCGTTGAAGTTGTATTACTTGGCGGCTGCCTTCTTTTTCTGAGCAAAGCCCAGACCAACTTTTCCGAGTACTTTTGCTTTGTTGGCGTCCTGATACCCCTTCAGCTTTTTGACTATTGTCAAGGCCTCTTCGTCGAGGTTTTTATTGAGGTATTCAGCAAATGCGGCTCGAGTTTTGGGACCATGCTCTGACCCGCCGTTGGTAAACTCACGGCTAAAGGTGTGCCATACGTGCGCCACAAGATCTTGCGCCTGCTCTGGCTCTTCAAACCAAGCCACAGTTAACTCCAGAGCGTCACGGGCTACTGGAAAGATTGCATCACGCAAGCTGTCTTGTATGTGGTCAGTGAATACCTCAAGCTTACCAGCTTCGTCGGCTGCTTCAATCTTAGCGTTTACTGTGGCGGCAGTGATTACGTTAGTCATGATAAAAGATCCTTTCAAGATCTGAGATATGGGGCGGCGAATCTCCCCGTTTGCCGTACATACAATATGCACAGATAATGACATAGGAGTCAAGCAAATAATTGCAGTAATAGTGAAAATAATACAAATCGCCAGAGACGGTAGCAGAGCCGGGCTAATACAACCTATGGGCGATACAACCTAAAGCTGTTTTAGAATCGTTCTAATCTACCTTAAGCTGATCACCTTAAAGGAGAGCGAGTAAAATAAAATTCGCTCAACCTAAAGGCGAGTGGCTCTGAGTCTGACTCTGAGTAATACTCTGACCCCCTACATGGTAAAGAGAGGAAACCCTACCATGGGAAATAGCCCCCACCGTGGGAAATGGTCTGACCCCTACCATGGGAAATAGTCTGACCTCGCTTCGCTCATGGGGTCTGAGTCATACTAAGAGTAATACTATGACCCCCACCGTGGGAAATGATCTGAGTCTTACTCTTGCTCCGCAAGCGGCTCTGAGTCATACTAAGAGTAATACTATGACCCCTACCATGGGAATTGGTTTTGCTCCGCAAGCGGCTCTGAGTATTACTAATAGTCTTACCCTGACCCCTACCGTGGGAAATAGTCTGAGTAATCATATGATTAAGAGCCGTAGTTCATCCGTTTACTCAGGAAAATACTAAGACTCGGACTAAGAGTTTCCCCCCATCTGGACCTAATACTTTTGTTGCCCATAAGTCCAGTTCCCGCCAGTTCTCACAAAATCTCAGAGGTTAAACCCCGGTCAACAAAAGATATTCTCTCAGAGCACATTCCTGGACTTAACTATTAGCAGACCTCATAGAATAAATCTCCGCTTGACTTCTGAGCCTATTTCTGGTATGTTGATCTTGGGTCAGAATGTCTCTGGCCTGCTCACTCTGAGCTTTTCCTAATAGGAGCACTAATATGACACGGGAACAAAAAAATAATGACGATCTGGTCAGAGCTTTCACATGCCCAAAAGGCGGAAGGCATACATATATTGGCCTTAAGACCAGAGAGCAGGTTCATGCTCTGGCAGTTGCTAATGTTGGCGTAGCCGCTTACTGGTATCAAGCCAAGTAATACCTTAACCTTAACAGTAGAACCCATAGGAGAG